TGAATTCTATGAGATTCTATCTGGAACTGCATCGAAACTATTGTCTGTTGATTACAATGCTGGTCAAGGTTCAATAAGAAATGGTCTAGTAACTTCTGGTAAGTTGCGCGGATTCAATATGTACAAGACGAATAACATTGCCTCAACGTCTAACGCTGCTGGTAAATGTATCGCTGGTCATATTAGTTCGACTGCAACGGCTCAGACAATTACGAGTACTGAAGTACTGCGTGATCCTAGTTCCTTTGGCGACATTGTACGGGGGCTTCATGTATATGGAGCTAAAGTACTGCGCGGCGAGGCCCTAGTATCTGCATTCTACGGTATTGACTAGTAATTAATAGAATCGGGAGTCGGACGCGGCCCCCTTTTCTTTTTAACTTAACAATTAAATAAAGGAAAAGTGTATGTCAATAGTAAATATTAGGGATACGGGCCGTAACTCAGCAAGGACTGGTGATGTCAGAGAACTTGCTACGAAGGTCCAAAAGCCCTCAGATACAGAAGCAATCACAGCAGCAAATACTATTACAGCTTCGGAATCAGGTACTCGTTTTGTTATGAACACGGCAACAGCCAGGATTCAAACTCTCCCAACGGCGGCTGCCGGGCTTGAGTATTGGTTCTATGTTGGTGCTACTGAACCTACTGGTACTCATACTATTGTAACGGCTTCAAGTGCAAATGTTATCGTAGGTAATGTTTCTTCACCTGAAGACGCAGCAGGAGCTGTTGCTACAGTTACAGATGCTGATACTATTTCGTTAGTGGCAAGTAAGGCTGTTCATGGCGACTATGTTCATGTATGGTCTGATGGCACGAACTGGTATCTTGATGGTATGTGTAAAGTACAAGACGGTATTACAACTACGCAAGCGAGTTAATAACAGATGGCACAATTAGGCTCTGATGAAAGACCTATAATGTTTAGAAAAGCGATTGTTAGCAAAGAGAGTCGCTATCGGAAGAATTTTGACAAAAAAAAGTACGACGAAAACTATGATCGTATTTTCAAAAAAGAAAAGTCTTATTCTGAAGTTATGCAAGAGGAATTAGAGCCCATTGAAGATGCACCAACTACTAATGAAAGTTAATAGGGCTTGAATTTGGCTGGTGAATAATAACACACAATATAAATATAAGGTATTAAATGGCAACATTTCTCAATTTAACGAATGAGTTACTACGAGAATTAAATGAGGTTGTATTAACTTCTGCAAACTTTAGTAGTGCTGTTGGTGTACAGCAGCACGCAAAGGATTCAATTAATCGTTCTTACTTAGATATTGTCAATGAGGAACCGCAATGGCCTTTCTTAGCTACGGGTGAGAGTGGGGCTACTGATCCTATGTATGGTAATACCTATATAGAAACAACTGCTGGAACTCGCTGGTATGAATTAAAGACTTCAAGTTCTAGTATTATAGATGATTATGGTTCAGTAGATTGGGATAACTTTCTTTTGACTACTGTGGGGGTCGCGGATGAAACTGCACCATATACGATTAAGAACCTTAGATATACGAGCACTGAAGAGTGGAAGGATTATCTGAGGATATCTGAAAATAAAGATGATGCAGATACAACTCAACATGGAGTTCCCAATAGAGTTATCAGGAGTCCGGACGCTAGAAATTTTGGATTAAGCCCCATACCCGATCAAGTCTACAGGATATGGTTCTTTGCTTGGGATTTGCCTACTGAGCTTGATACTTATGGGGACACGATTGTATTTCCTGATGTCTATAGGACAGTTCTTTTAGCAAGAGCACGATACTATATATGGCAGTTTAAGGATAATCCGCAGGCTGCCGCTTTTGCATTAGATGATTATCGCAAAGGCTTGCGCAGTATGCGCTCTAATCTATTGGAGCCGGGCCCTAATTATTTTAAAGACGATAGAATAGGTTTTGTTTAATGGCAGAATCACAACCATATGGTGTTTCATGTAAGGGCGGTTTAAATACAAATTTAAATCAGTTTGAAATGCTTGGACAGCCTGGGCTTGCTACAAAGTTAAGAAACTTTGAAGTTGATCCAGATGGTGGCTATAGGCGAATTAATGGCTATACTCAATTTGGAGACGGAACAAGGCCAAATACAGATAATGATATTTTTGGTCTTGAAGTCTACGCGGATGGTTTAATTGCTTGTTCAGGAACTAATATATATTTTAGTCAGGATGGAGATAGCTGGCTACAGATAAATAAAGATAGTGTCGCTTCAGGGGGAGATAATCATACTGCCTTTACAGGACGTAGTACCTTAGCAAGGACTTCACAAGACTTATCAACATTCGCGATATACGAGGGAGATACTGATTATGGTGAAGTAATTATAACTGATGAGGGTTCGGGTGTTAAGCCGATGTACTTTAAGATGACGGGTACAGGAAGCGCGCTTTCAAGCAGGACTTATTTCTGTAAAGAGATTACCGTAAGCGGGACTGTATACCCTAAGTTTTGTGTGATGCACGATAAGCACTTAGTTGTCGCAGGAGCAGCCACGGCCCCAAACACTATTTATTACAGCGGCACAAGTGATATAGATGATTTCACAAGTTCAGGCTCTGGATCTATTAAGCTCGATGATCAAGTAGTAGGAATTAAAAGCTTCCGTGATGATTTGATTATATTCTGTGCTAATTCAATTTATAAACTACAGAATATTAATAATTCAAGTACGATTGCGGTTGTGCCTATTACAAAGAATGTGGGTTGTCTTGATGGCAGAAGTATTCAAGAGATCGCCGGAGATCTAATTTTCTTGAGCCCTGATGGTATCCGCACTATTGCCGGGACGGCACGTATCGGTGACGTTGAGCTAGGTTCTGTTAGTAGACAAATTCAATCTATTATTAGTGGTGTAGCATCCGCTATTAATACTTTTAGGATAGATAGTGCTGTATTAAGAAAGAAATCACAATATAGATTATTCTATTCAGGATCAGGAGCATCTTATACAACGTCAAGAGGTATTATTGGAACGCTTACTCCTAATGGGTTTGAATGGTCAGAAACATTAGGAATACAGGCTCATGCAATCGCCTCCAGTTTTGATAAAGATCGTATAGAAAAAACATATCACGGCGATAAAGATGGATATATCTATGTGCATGACGACGGAGATTATTTTACGCCAGCAGGATCAGCAGCTAATATTGTAGCAGAATATACAACACCAAATTTAGATTTTGGTGATTTAGGAACCAGAAAAACTTTGCAGTATGCGCGCATATCGCTAAGTCCAGAGGGGATTGTTCAACCGTCATTAAGAGTAAGGTTTGACTATGAAGATAGGGGTATTCCGCAGCCGCTCGACTATGAACTTGATTCTATATCTTTACCGGCAATTTTTGGAAATAGCGCATCAACATTTAATTCGGTTGTGTTTGGAGCGCAGAACGATCCAATGGTTAGACAAGCTATACAAGGTAGTGGGCATACAAGCAGCTTTAAAATCTTTAGCGATGATCAGAAAGCGCCTTACGCAATCAACGGTTTTTATATAGATTATGTACCAGCGGGTAGGAGATAAATAAATGACGCAGACCTATACACGACAGAGTTCTTTAGCAGATGGCGATACGATTACAGCAGCTCTGTTTAATGACGAATACAATCAATTAGTAAATGCTTTTGCGTACTCGACAACTTCGTCTTCGACAGGGCACCAGCACGACGGTACGACAGCAGAGGGTGGTAATGTCCATACGATTGGTGACTTAGATTTTCTTAATAAGATTGTTGCTGACAGTACTAATAATCGTTGGGGAGTGTTTGTAGAGGTTTCAAGCGCGGCAGTCGAGCAAGTTAGAATACAGGACGGAGCTATTGTCCCGGTTACAGACAATGATATTGACTTGGGCACAAGTTCGGTCGAGTTCAAAGATGCCTTCTTTGATGGCACAGTCACGACAGATGCCTTAGTAGCAGATACAGCAGATATAAACGGTGGTACAGTAGATGGTGCGACTGTCGGAGCTAGTTCAGCTAGTTCAGGCGCCTTTACAACCTTGACAGCCAGTGGAGCCTTTACAGGTTCTAGCACGGTCCAAGGTACGACAATTACAGCAACTACTGCATTTGTTCCAGACGCTTCAGATGGAGCAGCACTTGGCACAAGCGCATTAGAATTTAGCGATCTCTTTTTAGCAGATGGCGCTGTTATTAACTTTGGAGACGATCAAGATGTTACGCTTACACATGTAGCCGATGCAGGCTTACTATTATCTAGCACTGATCAACTTCAATTCGTT